TACGCTGGTGCGTCAATCAACCGCCTGACATCTGACTGGGTGTCGTCTGGGACAAGTGCTGATGCAGAGGTCAAGAACAATCTCCGAGTGTTGCGCAATCGTGCGCGATCTCTTGTTCGTGATTCTGATTTCGCCAAATCAGCTCTACGCGCAGTTAGAAACAACGTTGTTGGTCAGGGGATCAAGCATCAGGCGCAAGTCCGAATGATCCGTGGCGGGCGTCTGGATGAACGCCTGAACAGCGTCATTGAGCATGAGTTCACGAAATGGTCAAAAGCTAAGAACTGCCACGCTGGCGGCACGCTGAGCTGGAACTCAATCCAAGGCTTGGCGATCAACAGCATGATTGAGACCGGCGAGGTGTTCATTCGCCTTGTCAATCAAAGCTTTGGCGACTCCCGCGTCCCCTTTGGTCTAGAAATTATCGAGGCAGATCTCCTCGATGACGACTACACAGGCATCGAAAAAAACGGCAATCGCGTTCGGATGGGGGTTGAAGTTGACGAGTGGTCACGCCCTGTGGCCTATCACTTCCTTAACTACCACCCTGGCGACTACCAATTCATCAATAACAACCTCAACGTCAAACGACGGACAAGGATCCCTGCCAACGAGATCATCCATCTGTACTCAGTAGATCGTCCTGGTCAGACGCGAGGTGTTACGGCGTTTGCCTCGGCAATCATGCGCCTTAACAACCTCAAGGGCTTTGAGGAGGCTGAGATTATCGCCGCTCGTGCCAGCTCGGCAATGATGGGGTTCGTCCGGACACCCGATCAGGAGCTGTTTGAGGATGGCACATATGCTGAGCAATCTGTGCTGGACTTCGCTCCTGGCAGTATTCGGCGTCTTGCTCCAGGTGAAGAGATGCAGTTCTTCTCACCTACGCGGCCAGATGATGCTTTTACACCTTTTGTGGCCCAAATGCTTCGTGCAGTCGCGGCAGGTGTCGGATGCTCCTACACGCAAGTAAGCTCCGACTTCTCGTCCAGTAACTACAGCTCGTCTCGCCTTGAGTTGCTTGAGACGCGGGCGCACTATCGCACCCTGCAGCAGTACCTGATTGACAACCTCTGCCAACCGATTTACGAGCGTTGGATGGAGATGGCAGTCATGTCTGGTGTTGTCCGCGCACCTGGCTTTGATATTGATCCTGATCGTTATTACGAGAGCAAGTGGATTGCACCTGCTGCGCAGTTCGTTGACCCGCAGAAAGAAGCAGAGGCTTACAAGTCTCTTGTTCGCAGCGGAATCATGACGCTCTCACAGGTCATTGCCCTGCACGGCGGTGATTTTGAGGAGACAATGCGTCAACGGCAGCATGAACTTGCCACTTTGGATGAACTCGGCATTGTTACTGACACTGACCCCAGCGAAGTGACGAAGGCAGGGCAAGCCCAAAGTCCTCCTGTCCCACCAACTCAGCATCCTGTCATGCACGAAGAAGGAGAAGCGATTGATGGCTAACGTTAATGGCACTGAAATTAATCTCACCCCGACTGACGGGATGAAGGCGGAAGCTGAGCGTTATCGCAAGTGGAAGTCAGATGGCGAGGCCGGTGGCACTGAAGTTGCTGCACGTCGCGCCACGCAGATTCTGTCTGGTGATGAATTATCGCCCGATGTAGTTGTTGAAATGTCCGCTTGGTTTGCGAGGCACCTTGTAGATAAAAAAGGGCAAGGATTTAGTCCTGATGAAGATGGCTACCCGAGCAAAGGACGCGTAGCATGGGCAGCATGGGGCGGTGACGCTGGTCAATCATGGAGCAGCGAAAAATCTGCTTCAATTAAAAAAGCCCGAGAACGATCCATGACCGATGAACAAAGAGCCGAGCCCGGAGATCTTAAGGCTGGTGATTTCGTCAGTTGGAATTCTTCTGGCGGTCGTGCTCGTGGACGTATTGATCGTGTGGTACGCGATGGGACGATAGATGTCCCAGATTCCAGCTTTACGATTACAGGCACTGAGGACGATCCTGCTGCCTTGATCACGCTGTATCGCGACGGCGAGGCAACTGATCGCAAGGTGGGACATAAGTTCAGCACTCTTACAAAGATTGCTGCTATTCGGATGTTTGACGAAGCGCAACTCAAACGAGCGCATTACACAGAATTCAAGGAAGAAGACGAGGACCGCACCCTTGAGTTCCCGTTTGCTTCAGAGGAGCCAGTCAACCGTGTCTACGGCATGGAAGTGCTGAGCATGACTTCTGAAGCGATGGACATGAGCCGTCTGAATGACGGCGCACCACTGCTGTTCAATCACGACCCTGATCGGATCATTGGTGTTGTCCAACGTGCGTACATCAAAGACAAAAGAGCGTACGCAAAGGTCAAGCTCGCTAACAATGAGCTTGGTCGCGAGATGCAAGACCTAATTAGGGACGGCATCGTTCGCAACGTTAGTTTTGGCTACAGAATTAACGACATGGAGGAGGATCGGTCCACCACACCTGTGACGTACCGAGCCACCTCTTTCCAGCCCTACGAGGTCAGTATGGTTTCAATCCCTGCAGACAACGTTGGCGCTGGAATTGGCCGTTCCCTCGCATCTAGTGAGGAGACGGTCGCGGTCTCAGCCGCACCAAGTCCAATTACACCTTCCGTCATGGAAACTACCCCCAACGTGGAGGCTATCCGCGCTGAGGCCGTTGAGGCCAAGGCTAAGGAAGCCGCTGAAATGTTTGCCCTCGGCAAGCGTCACAACGCAGAGGATCTCGCCTCTGAATTCCTCATCAACTCCCGCTCTATTGACGAGCTGCGCACCGCCATTCTGGAGCGCAAATCCGTCACCGAAAAGCCTGTTGCACAGGCCAGCGATGAGATTGGCCTGACCCAGAAAGAGGCTCGCAGCTTCTCCTTCCTGCGTGCCATCAACTATCTGGCAAATCCTGGCGATCGCGGCGCTCGCGAAGCTGCTGCTTTTGAGATTGAAGCCTCTGAAGCACAAGCCGCCAAGCTTGGTCGCGCCTCACGCGGTATCACCATCCCCACGGATGTGATGAAGCGTGATCTGAACGTTGGTACTGCCACCGCTGGCGGCAACCTCGTTGAGACCGAGCTGGATTCCGCCAACTTCATTGATCTGCTGCGGAACGCTTCCGCTCTGGATCAAGCTGGCGCAACTGTGCTGACTGGCCTGTCCGGCAACGTCAACATCCCCCGTCAGTCTGGTGCTGCTACCGCTTACTGGGTCGCTGAATCTGGCTCACCCACCGAGTCCCAGCAGACCATTGATCAGGTCTCTCTGACGCCTAAGACCTGCGGTGCTTTCACCGACTTCAGCCGTCGCCTGATGATCCAGTCCTCCATTGACGTGGAGAACATGGTGCGCACCGACCTTGCTCGTGTGCTGGCTCTTGAGATTGACCGCGTCGGTCTCTATGGCTCTGGTTCTTCTAACCAGCCTCTGGGTCTGAAGGACACCACTGGTGTTCTGACCGAGGACTTTGCTGCCAACGCTCCTACCTTCGCTGAGGTTGTGGCTCTGGAAAGCGATGTTGCTGGTGCCAACGCTCTGCTTGGTTCCCCGGTGTATCTGATGAACTCCGCAATGAGCGGAAACCTGAAGACCACCACTAAGGATTCTGGCTCCGGTCAGTTCATCCTTCAAGGCGGTGAAGTGAACGGTTATCGCGCCGTCATGTCCAACCAAGTTGCCTCCAACGACCTTTGGTTCGGCAACTTTGCTGATCTGATCATTGCCTACTTCTCTGGTCTTGATCTGATGGTTGACCCCTACACCGGCAGCACCTCCGGCACCGTCCGTGTTGTTGCTCTGCAGGATGTTGACATCGCTGCTCGCCATGGCGCGAGCTTCTCACGCGGTAACAACACCCTCTGATCATGAAGATCCAGATCCGTAAACAGGTGATGTTGTCGGGTCAAGTTGTCCGTATTGGGGAAGTCGTTGAGGCTTCCCCTACGGATGCACAAATCCTTATTGGACAGGCTGCGGCTGTTGTCTACGAGGAACCCGTAACCGAACCTGAGGTGGCACCAGTTGAGTGCCCTATGCCCAAGGCTGAGGCAAAACCTAAAGCAACTTCCCGCAGGAGGACCAAATCATGACTGTCCAAAATTTGGGCACTAAAACCACCCTTTTGGCCCTCTCGCCAAATGATGTGGTTGCTGCAAGCGCAAACCGCACTGGTGTTGACCTCGTTGATTATGAGGGCGACATCATGGCGATTCTTGACGCTGAGGCCGGTGGCTCTGGCATCACTTACGCCGTAAAAATCCAAGACTCTGCAGATGACAGCACTTACGCTGATGTCTCTGGTCTGGCCTTCACCACCACCAGTGCAAACACCGCACTTCGCGAGACCCTTCGTATTAACAGCGATGAGGTCAAGCGTTACATCCGTGCCGTGATTACCGTTGCTGGTGGTTCTGGCACTGGCGCCGTCAGCGTCGTTGCCCTTGGTTCCAAGAAGTACGGCTGATCATGGCTATCAATGATGTTGACAGCTTCCTGAATACCGATGAATTCGGTGTCAACTGCTCAGTTGGCGGGACAGCATTTGTCGGCATCTTTGATTCACCTGTTGAAGTGATCGCAGGTGGCGTTGCTTTAAGTCGGGAGTACGAGCTTTTGGCAAAGACTTCTGATGTAAGCAGCGTCACTCGCGGCACCACTGTGGTGGTGAACTCTGAGAATTACACCTGTAGAGAAGCAAGGGCCATTGACGATGGCCTTTTTACTGCACTGTTGCTGAGTAAGGACTGATGGCTATTCAAAAGGTTGACAGTCGTTCAGGATGGGCAGCGAGGAATCCGCTACTTCTGTCAGGTGAAATCGGTCTTGAGAAAGAGACTGGCAATCAAAAGATTGGCAATGGCCGCCAGCAGTGGAACAGTCTTCAGTATTTCGGCAGTCCTGGCTACTGGGCTGAGTTTTCAAGCGATACAGATCAAACAACGACAGCAGACACGCCTACAACGGTCACGTTCAACAAAGCCAACGAGGACAACCTTGGCGTGAAGGTCATTTCTGATAGCAGGCTGACAGTTGACCATCCAGGCGTTTACGTTTTTGAGATTAATCTGCAGCTCACAAATAACGACACGCAAATCCATGACGTGCATTTTTGGCTAAGGAAAAACAACGCTGGTGATGCAGGCAACTTGGATTTAACGACCAACGTTGCGAGTGTCATTGAAAAGCACGGTGGGATCCCAGGCGCTAACAACTTGCTGCTTGACCATACGTTGAAGCTGGCTGGCGGGGACTACATCCAAATCATGTGGGCACCGACAGACGCGAATATCTCACTGAAGGCAGGGGCCGCAGCATCTAGCCCTTACGTCCGACCTTCACGGCCTAGCGTTGTTTGCAACGTATTTCAGGTCGCTGGTGCTTAATCATGGCTGACACACGCCGAGAGCTGATCCTTGCTCGCATGAAGAGCAATCTTGACTCCATTACTGGCGCGACTGTGTATCGCAGCCGAGTGGAGCCACTGGCTCGTGGAGAAGTCCCAGCGGTGATCATTGAGCCGATGGATGATACGCCCAATGACACCAACTTTTTTGACAAGCTTGATCACACAATGCGTGTTCGTGTGACGACCATCGTTCGCGCAGCATTGCCAGACGACAGCTCTGACACCTATACCCAGCAAGTGCATTCACTGTTGATGGCTGATCAAACAATCAATGGCTATGCGCTTGATCTAACGCCTGACAGGACTGAGTTCAGTCTTTTTGAAGCCGACGTGCCCTTAGGTTTAATCAGTCAAGATTTTTTGGTCAGGTATCGTACGAGTAGAACTGATTTAACTTCTGCTTGAGTATGGCTAATATGAACTCGCAGGTCCCTAATCCTGGTGCAGGCGGCAGCTATCTGTTTGATCCTGAAACAGG